GCACCATTAAAGCCTCAGTTACTAGGTCTTTTCTTTTACGGGGATCTTTTAGAAACCCTTGTCCTTGCCCTTGCAAAAGCTGCAGGGCATGATGTTCAAGGTGAGCAGGATCGTTTGTCTGTTCACGGCATCAAGGGCCACAGGGATGCAGTCATTGATGGTATGACAATAGATGTAAAGTCTGCATCACGTTATGGAATGCAGAAGTTTAAGAACCATGTACTTAGGGATGATGATCCATATGGTTACATCAGTCAGTTAAGTTCATATGTATATGCAGGTAAGGATGACCCACTTGTAACAGATAAAAAACGTGGTGCTTTTCTTGTCGTACAGAAAGACAGTTTTGAATTAGTCTTAGATACATACGACTTTACTAATGAACTAAAAAATAAAGAACAAGAGGTTAAGAAAGTACAAGAGATTGTGTCTGGTAAAATACCAGAGGAACGGATAGCACCTATCCCTCAGTCAGACACATCTGAAAATACTAAATTAACATTTGCTTGTTCAGGTTGTGAGTATCGTAAGACATGCTGGCCTGAAGCTAGGGTCTTTCAGTATTCTGGTGGACGTAAGGAGTACTTAATTGATGTGGTTAAGAAACCCAAAGTACCTGAGTTAATAGATTGAGTAAGCAGGGTAAACAGAAGGGCAGGTTAGGNCAGCAAGAGATCAGGGATGCTTTACTAGAAGCNTTCCCTGAGCTTGAGCCTGATGATATAAAGTCAACTGTCATGGGTGATACTGGTGCTGATATACAATTATCACCAGCAGCACGTAAACTAATACCAATATCAATAGAAGTTAAAAGGAGAAAGTCAGCACTTAAAACCGTGTATGCTTGGATGTCACAAGCAGACAACCACACAGATAATCCACCTGTAGTTTTCTATCGTTCAGACAGACAGAAATGGTTAGTAGTAACTGAGCTAGACCACTACATAAAATTGCTTAGGAATAGAGATGGTAAACAGTGACCTTAGAGACAAGCCAGTTAAGATTTGGGATGTTATATCAGGGCCATATCCTTTTGATCATCCTGACATGGATGGAATACATTTTAATTTATGTAAGGTAGAGGTAGATGGTAAGGTAGAAGATGTCGAATATTTCTTTGATAGCTTTAATGATGCTTACGAAATGGTAAAATACTTTTCAAAAAATATTGAACCAATAGAACTTGATATTGAAGATTGACATGGAGTTCTTAATGAGTATAACTAGGAGTTTCCGAAATGCATTATGAGGTTACAATAAATATAAAAGTAGATCCTGATGCAAACTTCCTTGAGTCTGATAGAAGTATCAGATATAATTTAGACTTGATCCAAGAGATGATACAGGACTGCCTGTATGATTTAGATGATATAACCGTAGATAACTGTGAGGTAACACCGAATGATAAATAAGACTGACCTAGAAGCCTTTGGGTATTTTGATATGTTTCAGAATAGCCCTGACTATGACAAAGATCCGATACGTTTTTACAGCCAATTCGTAGAGGACAAGATTTTTACTAAGGGCCGTGATCGTTTAATAGAAAATACACTTGGGCTAGTAGGTGAGGCAGGAGAGGTATCAGAAAAGATAAAGAAGTTATTTCGTGATAAAAATAAATTTAGTGATGATGAAGTATTGAAAGAGCTTGGTGATGTGTTGTTTTATACGGTAGCACTATCAAATATATTTAATGGTAACTTACGTAAGATCATGGAAATGAACATGGCTAAGTTAGATGACAGAGAACAACGTGGTGTATTAAAGGGAAGTGGAGACAACCGATGAACAATTATTTACCAACAGATTATCAAGCATTCATTCACACTTCACGTTATGCACGATGGCTTGAAGAAGAAGGACGAAGAGAGTCATGGGATGAAACGGTAGGGCGTTACATGAATAACATTGTAGAGCCTGTGGTTGACAGTGGTGCTAGTGAAGACAACATGGAGATAGCACAACAAATAGAACAAGCTATCTTAGGCTTAGAGGTTATGCCTTCTATGAGGGCGATGATGACTGCTGGTCCTGCTGCTAACCGTGACAACACTTGTATGTACAACTGTAGCTACTTACCCGTAGATGACCCTAAGTCCTTCGATGAGGCTATGTTTGTCCTCTTGTGTGGTACTGGTGTCGGGTTCAGTGTTGAGAGGCAGTTCATTAGTAAGCTCCCAGAAATTCCTGAGTTGTTCGACAGTGACACAACTGTTGTCGTTGGTGACTCCAAGGAAGCTTGGGCTAAGGGTCTTCGACAATTAATTGCACTCCTTTACAGTGGTGAAATACCCAAGTGGGATGTATCTAAAGTTCGACCTGCTGGTGCTAAACTAAAGACGTTTGGTGGTAGAGCTTCTGGCCCTGCACCTTTGGTGGATCTATTCAACTTTGTAATTAATACTTTTAAAGCTTCACAAGGACGTAAGCTATCTAGCATTGAATGCCATGACATCATGTGTAAGATCGGTGAAGTAGTTGTAGTAGGTGGAGTACGTAGGTCAGCTATGATCTCCTTGAGTAACCTTAGTGATGATCGTATGCGTCATGCTAAGTCAGGTGCATGGTGGGAGAATGATCCACAACGTGCCTTAGCTAATAACAGTGTTAGTTACACAGAAAAACCAGATGCTGTCTCATTCATGCGAGAGTGGATGGCACTAGTAGAATCAGGAAGTGGAGAACGTGGTGTATTCAATCGTCAAGCAAGTAAGGTACAGGCTGCTAANAATGGTAGGCGTAATGCAGACTTTGAGTTTGGAACTAATCCTTGCAGTGAAATCATCTTGCGTCCATATCAGTTCTGTAATCTTACAGAAGTTGTTGTCCGTGCCACAGACAGTGTTGACGATCTTGAACGAAAAGTCCGTCTGGCAACAATTCTGGGAACTATCCAATCTACGTACACTAAGTTCCCCTACTTGCGAAAGGTGTGGTCTAGAAATACAGAAGAAGAACGACTGCTTGGTGTGTCACTCACAGGGATAATGGACAATCCTCTGATGACCAAGAAGAATAAAGGATTGGAGGAAACTCTTGAACATCTTCGTAGGATTTGTGTATCTACTAATGCTGAATGGGCTGATCGTCTTGATATACCTGTTGCTACTGCAATTACATGCTGTAAACCTTCGGGAACAGTCTCACAACTGGTGGATAGTGCCAGTGGCATACATGCTCGCCATAGCCCCTATTATATCCGCACTGTGCGTGGTGATAATAAAGATCCGTTGACACAGTTTATGATTGATCAAAGAATACCAAGTGAGCCTTGTGTGATGAAGCCAGATCAAACAACAGTGTTTAGCTTCCCTATTCAATCACCCAAAGGTTCTGTCGTAACATCAGACATGACTGCTATTGAGCAATTAGAAATGTGGCTGACCTATCAACGATCATGGTGTGAGCATAAGCCAAGTGTTACAATCAATGTTAAGAAAGATGAATGGTTTGAAGTAGGTGCATTTGTTTACAAATACTTTGACGAGATGTCAGGTGTATCCTTCTTGCCTTACAATGAACACACATATCAACAAGCACCCTATCAAGAAATAGGTAAGCATGATTACAAAACTTTGTTATCTTGTATGCCAGAGACTATTGATTGGACTAAGCTTGCATCATACGAAAGTGAAGACAACACTGTAGCAATGCAAACTATGGCATGTACTGGTGATGTTTGTGAAATAGTAGATCTAACATAAAGGAGAATCACATGTATGTTTTAGTACTCATTATGACTTTTCAAGGTGAGATGAAAGTTCAAGCCTTCCATTCACTGTTCCCTGATTGGCAGACTTGTAATCAAGTTTCAACTACAATGCGAGAACGATTGGTGAGTACTAAACCATCACCAGATGCAACTGCAAATACCTATTGCTTTCAAATACCAGAGAGTATATAATTCAAACTTCAATAATAAAAGGAAAGTCTACCATGATTAAACATCCCTTCAATCGGAAATGGTATAATAAATATGATCAATCAGCAAAGGAGACATTGCGAGATCACCTCGTTAAAATTGGTCACGAAGTGAATGACATTGAAGAAGACTACAATGTTGATGTAGTTTCAACTAAAAATGGTTACACTTACTACAGTGAAGCAGAAGTTAAAACAGCATGGAAGGATGAATGGCCTACTAGCTTCACTGAAATACGTGTACCTGAACGCAAGAAACGTCTTATTGAAATGTATAAGAAAGATAAAGGAGTATTAAACTTTTATGTATTCAGTAAAGATTTGAGTAAAGCATGGCGTATTAAGGATACACAAATGACACCAGACAGGTTAAAAGAAGCAAAGGGTAGAAACATACGAGCAGGAGAAAAGTTCTTTCACATCCCTTACACAGAAGCAGAGCTAGTGGAAATCAAATGAGTTATGACCCGGTAAACAATCCAGCACATTATAAGTTAGGTGATGGAGTTGAGTGTATTGATTACATTAAACAAGTGTTAACACCAGAGGAGTTCAAAGGTTACTGTCATGGTAACTTAATTAAATATCAACATCGACATGGGTACAAAGGTAATCCTGTTGAGGATATAGAAAAAGCTGAATGGTACTTACGTAAGATGATAGAAACTATGAAGGAGATTCATAAATGAAACCATATGATGAAGGTATGAAAGCTTTTAAAACTGGTAGGTTAGGTAACCCCTACTCTAAAAACACAAAACAAAACAGGGATTGGGAGATGGGCTTTAATAAAGCCTACTTCTACAACCTTGAGAAGGTGAAACTAAATGAGCAGAAATTTAAAGCTAGAAGAGGAAGCTAAAAACTATAGGCAACAAAAAAGAAAACCGCCAGTTAAGACTAAGCCACTAACTGCACGTAGGTTTATGGCTGGTCAAGCAATGGCGGCATTGTTGTCTAGATCTCCGGGTCATGTACATAGGGCT